GAAATAGCCAAATACGGAGACTCTTACGAGGTTGCTCCGTGTATTGAGGCAGCAGAATCAATGCTTAAGAAAGAGAAAGAGGTGATGGAGTCTGCTTGGCAAGTTGGTATGTATGAATGTGACGGAGACGGAACATTTGAAGATTTCTACAAAACCTTTAACACCAAAGAGAGATGATAGTATTTACAATAGTCACTGTTATGTCTTGGTACATAGTTAGACGAGAGTACAAAGCTTACAAGGCAGTTAAACAAGAATATAAAAAATACGAGAGATGAAACATTACATTGTGTCCGATCCAGGAGATGAACAAGAATACATCGAAGTAAAATGAAGCCAACACTCTTTTGGAAAGTAGGAGATACCTACTACACAGATTACGAAGAAGCACTTAAAGCATTGAACAATGAGTGAAGAGATTAAAGACGAACAAGGTCAAATGATTTATGACATAGGCGTTAAACTTTCTTGGAAAAAGAAAAGAGGTAACGGCTATATCAATATGTCTATAGGAACAGAGGACAGACCATTCCAATTTGTTACTCGTGCAAAGACCATAGACCACATCAACAGAAACCCTGAGATGATGGCTAAGATGATGTCCTTCAATGGACTAACAGGCAAGAGCGTTTATGACTTCCATATCTCTAAAGAATTTTACAGAAAAGAGATAAGCAGAAGTTTCAATCACAAAGAAGAAGACTATACAAAAGAATTTGGAGAATGAGTTTAAGCAAGTTTATATACACCGCAGAAGAGTTAAAGGGCAATTTAACTACTTTAAGAGAAGAGGGCATCCAAAAGGGTGCTTGGACAGGGTTCGATTCTCTGTTCGATAAGTATTCAATGAAGAAGGGTTCTACCACATACATCTATGCTGGTGCCCACCAAGGAAAGTCGCAGTTCGGATTTGAACTGATGATGAACCTCGCAGAGTACAACAGTTGGAAGTGGGCAGTGTACTCTCCAGAGACGGGATCGCCAACAGAGGTGTTCGCAGAACTGATGTGGGTATACCTACGCAAGCCCTTCCTTGTTAACGATACAATGACTGCCACAGATGAGGAGACAGAGAAAGCATTTGAGTTCATCAATAAGCACTTCTACATCATAGACAGTGGACTGCAAGACCTATCTATAGAAGGGTTTTATAGTGCAGTGGAAGAGATTGAGAACGAGCAGTTCATAAAGATTGATGGTTGCTTCATCGATCCATTTACAGAGATTAAGACAGATGTATCCAAGGGGATACGAGACGATATAGCCATTGGACAGATTCTTACTAAGGTGCGTAAGCACTCAGCTGAGAGAGACTTCCATACCATAGTTACCGTACACACTAAACACCAACAAGCGAAGTATAAGAATGGAGTTCCCTATGTAGATAAGCCTACGATGAACGACATTGCCGGGGGGATGCAGTGGTCAAGAAAGGGGATGATGATACTAAACGTATGGAGATGTCCCTTTGGATTAGAGGACTCTAACGGAGTGCCTTACGAGCCAAAACAAGTAGAGATTACAGTTGTTAAGGCCAAGCCAAAGATTGTAGGTAAACTTGGTAAGGTAACATTGTTCTACGATAAACTAACAAATAGATATTATGAGTACGACAAAAGCGGAAACAAACAATTCGCCTATCCACAGCCTAATTCGTGATAGAAGAAAGGCATTCGCTGAACTGATCAGAGCCTTCTTAAAGTTCAATGTGCCATCGGCTAAAAAGATAGAGGTTCACCCTAATGGTAGCCTCTCAATAAACGACCACATATATAAGGTAGACATCTCTGACTTTACTGGCATTGATGATAGCCTTGGATACATCTTCTTTAACCCTTCTAACGGTAGGCTTTACATACAGAAGGATAATGTTAATAAGATTTATAAGTTAGAGGTTGAGTTATTAGACAATAAAGACTAACTTAGTACTATGGATACAAGAGATTTAATCATTGAAGTATCTGCGGAAGTTACTAACTTGCTCTTAGAGAAGAATGCTGCCTACGGGGACTCAGCCCTTAACCCCGTAGGTATCTTCTCAAGGGGAAACGCAGTGGAAAGTCTATGCGCAAGGATCGATGACAAAATTATGCGCATAAAGATTAAGGGGATTACTGATGCTACCGAAGACACCGTCCAAGATTTAATAGGCTACCTAATCCTATTGAAGATTGCCCTACGCCAAGAATAATGAGTTGGAAGAAGAATGAAGATCAACTCTTTGAACACCTGAAACAAAACTATATTCCAGACCTTGAATGGTCGGAAGGTCAATACAATCACTACGATTGTTACTCGCTTACATTCTCTATAGATGTAGAACTAAAGTGCAGAAATAAGCACTATGATGATTTAATCATCGAAAAATACAAGTACGATAAGCTCATCGCAAGAGCGAACAAGTTCGGTACTATTCCTGTATACATCTCTAAAACACCTGAAGGCATATTCGCCTTTAATCTATTGTCATTAAACGAACCTAAGTGGGAGGTTAGAGGTATGCCTAAGACTTCACACTTTAACGATAGACAATTTGTCGATAAGGAAGTTGGATATTTTAACGTAGCCTATGCAAAAAGATACAGTTGAGATAGAATTCTTCTTACCGAAACCTCCAAGCCTAAATCAATACTTTAACAGTAAGCATTGGGCTATAAAAGCAAAGCATAAGAATGAATATAACAACCATATTAAAGAACGTATGGACCAGTATGATAAGTTTTTTGCTGGTACCTATCGCATTGACATTGTTCACAACACTCGCCTTGATTGCGACAATACCATTGTTGCTGTTAAGTTTATCTCGGATTACCTTAAGGACAACGGATATGTCCAAGACGATACAAGGAAGTATTTTAAGGGTCTTAGTATCCGTGTTGCAGACGATGGAGAAGATATTGAGAAGAACACGATTTTTGTTAAAATAAAACTTTATGATTATGAGCAATCGTAACTACCAAACTTGTAAATTAATTAAGAATCGCATTGACTTATACCTCTTTGAGATGGCTAAGTTATTTACGAACCTTGGTACGGATTCGACTATTGAAGAAATTCAAGCTGCTTACACAAGAGAGAATGAAATGATAGATAAGATAGCAGAACTCGATCCCGACAAGGCATTATCTATTAGACCGTATGGACATTGATCAGCCCTATAACGAAATCACTTCTACAGAAGCAGACTTCATAATTCTATTGTATGAGAAAATACGAGAGCTTGTCTTTAAAGAAGAGAAGATTACGTTGGTACGCCTGGGTTATGAACTCAACATCAGCTCCGCTGAACTTTCAGATTACTTATTTGACATCGTCAAAATAGTAGACCATATTGAAGAAGAGATACGACAAAGATAATATAGAGCACGAGGCATTAATTTCTGTAGAACAAGGCAGAATAACTAATGCACTTGGTAGGTTTATATTGTCCAGAGCAGAGGAAATCGTAAACTATTCTTTCTACACAAATGGTAACGAGGAGCTACGCCAGGCATTGGTCGATGATGCTGTGATGCGAGTGTGCGAGAAATTTCTATACTACTACAAAGAAGATAAGAGTGCTGCCAATCTAATCATTACGATGATTTATTCCACAATGTACAATAAGATGGTTGGACTGAAGTGGAAGGATGTATATGGGCAAAGAATCAAGGGTAACCTATACACCGTAAGGGATGGTGAGAAGGTAAAGCTCTTGATTAAATATATTAAAGACGATTTCTTAAGTAAAAAACTATGATTGATATTTATAACGATTGGATATTGGTATCCTCAGTAGGATTAATGTTTTCTTTTCTGTTTATATTTGAACCTTACGGTTGGCTAATGGAAAGGATATTAAATTTCAAGCCATTTAACTGCGTTCTGTGCCTTTCTTTTTGGTGTAGCCTTATCTTGTATAGCGGGATAGGAGTTAATCCATTATACGCCATTTATACGGCTTTTATTGCAGAGTTATCCTATAGAAAGTTGGTCAATGAGTAACAAGAAAAATGTAAATTCTAATAGTGATTGGCTCTTCCTATATTGGGACGAGCCTATTTTTTCTAATACTAATACTAACGACAATGCCGATACCAACCCCAGCCAAGAACGAGAAACGCCCTGAGTTTATTGAAAGATGTATGAGTGATAGCACTATGATCAGTGAGTATCCCGACACATCACA